CCAACCCGGAGGTGCTTCGGGCGCGTATCATCGCGCAACGCCTGCAGTTTCTCTGCGCACTCAATACCTTCGCCACCTTCGGACGGGGCTGGACCCGCCGCTGTGCAGACATCCTAGCCATGTGAGGCCACCATGCTCCGTACCGCCGCTGCCCTTGTTCTTGGTCTCGGACTCGTGGGTAGCGCGACGGCGACGCCGGTAGCGGAGGTGCAGGAAGGCAACGTGCGGGTCGAGCTTCACGACGTTCCAGGCCCGTGCCAAGGCCGCGCCCTGTGGGCGCAGTACCAAGAAGGCAAGATTCGCATCTCCGGGTGCTGGGTGATTGCCGGTGAGATCGTCCAGATCGCGTGGCTGGACGGCGATGTCTCACAGATCGCCGCGCGGGCATTCCGCGAACCAAGGAGTCTTTGATGAACCCCCTCCTGCTAGGCCCCATTCTCGAAGTCGGCAAGACGCTGCTTGACCGCTTTGTTCCGGACCCGGAGAAGAAGCAAGCCGCCGAGATGGAACTCATCCGCATGGCGGCGGACGGAGAGCTGAAGCAAGTCATCGCTCAACTGGAGATCAATGCGCGGGAGGCTTCGCACTCCAGCGTCTTCGTCGCCGGCTGGCGTCCGTTCTTCGGGTGGGCCGGGGGCTTCGGTTTCCTGTACGCCACCATCGGTCAACCGCTGCTGGCTTGGGGTGCGCAGATCAAAGGCTGGCCTGTTCCACCTTCTCTGAACCTCGACCTCTTGTGGGTGGTTATCACCGGCATGCTCGGCATCGGCGGCTTGCGCACGTTTGAGAAGACCAAAGGTGTGACGAAGTAACACCATGCCGCTGAAAGCTGTACGCATCCGCCCGGGGGTGTTCCGAGAGAACACCCGTTATGCATCAGAAGACCGTGGTTGGTACTTCTGCGACAAGGTGCGCTTTCGCTCAGGGCAACCAGAGAAGATCGGCGGCTGGCAACAGATCAGCAATGCTCAATTCCTCGGCGTCTGCCGTTCTCTCTGGCCCTGGACGAACTACATCGGCGTAGGGACGAACCTCAAGTACTACATCTACTTCGGAACTTACGACGACATCACACCGATTGATGTCTACACGCTGACCAACCCGTTTACAGCGACACTCAGTTCAGACTCCATCACCGTGGCGCATACATCCCACGGTCGCGCTATAGGTGACTACGTCCAGTTCGACAACGTCACCGGGCTTGGGGGCAACATGACCCAGGCCGTGCTAGAGCTTGAGTACCAAGTCGCCACGGTCATCAACGCCAACAGCTATACGATCAACGCCCGTGACCCGAGCACCGGGGCCCCCGTGCTTGCCGATGCGACCGATGTTTCTGGCTCTCCAGGCGGCGGAACAATCACCGCAGAGTATCAGCCGAACATTGGGAGCAACATCCAAATCCCCACAACAGGCTGGGGGTCCGGTGGCTGGGGGTCTGGTGGTTGGGGCGGCTCAGGCTCCGGTGCTCCGCAGATCGGCATCTGGACGGCATACAACTTCGGTGATGATCTGATCATCAACCCAAAAGGTGGGGGCATCTACTACTGGGACGCCTCAGCGGGGACATCTGTGCGCGGGGTCAACATCTCGACCCTCCCGGGAGCCAGTGACACGCCCAGCAAAGCCAACTTCGTCGTCGTCTCCGACGCTTCACGCTTCGTCCTGGCCTTCGGCACGACAGACTACGGCTCGCCGTCCCTGGACCCCATGCTGATTCGCTGGTCGGATCAGGAGACCGCTGCCAACTGGACGCCCGCAGCCACTACTCAGGCGGGTAGCCTGCGCCTGTCTCACGGCTCAGCCATCGAGGCTGTAGCCCAGGTGCGTCAAGAGATTCTGGTCTGGACGGACACCTCGCTGTACTCCCTGCAATACCTTGGCCCGCCCATCGTCTGGGGCTCACAAATCCTTGCGGATAACGTCTCCATCGTCAGCGACAGAGCCTGGGCGACCGCCGCAGGGGTTACCTACTGGATGGGCTACGAGAAGTTCTACATGTTCGACGGGCGGGTACAAACACTCACCTGTGACATTCGCCAATACATCTTCAACGACTTCAACTACAACCAGAATCTGCAAGTCTTCGCTTCCACCGTTGAGCAGTTCAGTGAAATCTGGTGGTTCTATTGTTCTGCCAATTCCACCACTGTGGATAGGTACGCGGTCTACAACTACGCCGAGAAGATCTGGTACTACGGCACGATGGCCCGCACCGCGTGGGTTGATGCAAACGTAGTTTCCGATGTACCCATCGCTGCAGACTACAACAACCGGCTGAACTTCCAAGAGACGGGTTGTGACGATGCGTCCACGGTGTCCCCGCAGCCGATTGAGTCCTACATCACCTCAGCAGAGTTCGACATCGACGACGGGCACAACTTCGGGTTTGTCTGGCGCGTGATTCCGGACATCACGTTCAACGGGTCCACGACGGCCCTACCTGCACAGCCCAGCGTTGAGCTGTCCCTCCTCACACTGCAAAACTCCGGCTCAGGCTATACGCGGGGTGTGGACCCGGTGGCTACGGATGCGTCCAACATGTCGGTCGCGGGGAGCAATGCCTTCCCTGTGGCGCGAGTGGCGACAACGACGGTGGAGCGGTTCACGGAGCAGGTCAATATCCGCATCAGGGCACGCCAGATGGCGATCAAGGTGGGGTCTACGGGGCTGGGGGTTCAGTGGCAGCTTGGGGTGCCTAGACTCGACCTTAGACCTGACGGACGCAAATCGTGAGCATCTGGGCCAACATCGTCAAGAGGTTCAAGGCACCGGCCCTGCCGTTGCCCACGCGAGAGTACGACCCGAACTACATCAACCAGCTTCTCAGCGTCCTTCGACTCTACTTCAACCAACTCGACAACCTTCTGGGGCAGATAGTGGATGCAGCGCCGGTCAATGTTCAGTTCTACGGCACCGCTCTAGATGCCTTCGGTCGGGCGCGGTTCAGCCAGCCCTATACCCTGTTTGACAGCCAAAATAGGTACGAGAAGAACGATCTGTTCAGCGAGACTACCGCTACGGGCGGAACAGTCACGTACACGGCCAACGAGAGCACAGTCAACCTGAACGTCACGACCAGCAGCGGGTCCAGCGTGGTGCGTCAGACCTATCGGTCGTTCTCTTATCAGCCGGGTAAGAGCCTGTTGGTGCTCAACACGTTTGTCATGCCTACGGCGCAAGACGGGCAGCGCATCCGCATCGGTTACTTCAACACCGAGAACGGCGTGTTCTTGGAGCGCGACGGCACCGCTGTTTACATCGTTAGGCGTACCTACGTGTCGGGTATGGCGGTTGACAACAAGGTGGCGCAGGCTGACTGGAACGGCGACAAGCTCAACGGCACCGGGGACTCAACTTTCACGCTTGACCTGACCAAAGCGCAGATCTTCTGGCAAGACTTCGAGTGGCTGGGCGTGGGCTCTGTACGAGCCGGGTTCGTGATCAACGGGCAGACAATCATCTGCCACACGTTCCAAAACGCCAACAACCTGACCAGTGTGTACATGACGACGGCGATACTGCCGGTGCGTTATGAAATCACGAACACCGGGGCTACGACGGCGTCGGCAACGCTCAAGCAAATCTGCTCCACGGTGATCTCCGAGGGCGGATACGAGAAGAAGGTGACGCCGACCGTGGTCAGGATGACAACGGCCAACACAAACATTGGCAGCGCTTTTGTCCCGCTGATGTCGATCCGGCTGGCCTCGGGCAGGACAGGCGCAGTCATCGTGCCCGATGGGTACTCAGTACTTCCTACTTCGTCTTCGTCCGTGACGTTTGAGGTAGTGGCGGTCAAGAACCCCACCCTGACTGGTGCGTCCTGGGGAGCAACGGATTCCAACAACGTCGAGCGCGACCTGTCCGCCACGAGCTACACAGGCGGCACGATTGTGTTTTCGCAATACGTCTTGGCATCAAACCTGTCCAGCGGCCTGATCGGAAACGGTCAAGATTACAACTGGGAGTTGCAGCTTGGCGCTACTATCGGCGGCACGAGCGACATCTACACTATCGCTGTCCGGGCGCTCAGTGGTACGCACAGTGCCATCGGTTCGATGTCCTTCTGGGACTTGACTTGAGGTAAGGTTATGGATCTTCTAGACATCATAAAAGGTGGCGTTGGTATCGTCGGGGATGTGCTTGACTTTGGCAAAGACATCTTTGGTTCTGACGCGGGTAAGCTAGGTCTAGCGGCTTTGGCAGCGCAACAGGCGGCAAAAGAGCGCATGCCTGAAATGGGTGGTGGAACGAAGCTGGCTTACCCTGGCCCCGCACAGCTTACCCGCACGATGGGGGTGCACCCCACTTTGGGTACTCCTCTGGCCTACTATGATTACGGCCCGCCTATTCAAGCTGTTGGACCCACTGCGGCAACTGCTGCTACGGGCGAGGAAGAAAGGGCCGCGCTAGAACGACTGCTGGGTGGTAGTGGCCTTGGACAAGACGCAGATGTTGCCCCTTCGTCTTCTGGCGGGGGCGCTGCTCCCGGACAAGGTGTCAGTTCATTGGCTCAACAACTCGGACTAGGTCTCATGGCATATGGGAACATCCCGCTTATGCCTTATGGGATGGTGGCGAGTGCGGTCGGAAAAGGTATCGCTGATCAACAGATCAATGCGATGAGCGCTGCGCAGCAAACGATGCAAGACATGATCGAGCAGGGGCTCCCGGGTCTGGGTATCTCCATCGTGAGTGATGCCAATGGGAACATCATCGGAGTAAGTACCCCGGAGTCGATTGCCGCTGCGGATTTGGCTATGTTTGGTCCGCCTGATTCTGGTTTTGGTCCCGGTGGGGACAGCGGTGATTCTGGTGTTGGTCCTGCTGTTGGTGATTCTGTCAGTGGCGTATCCGCTGGGGACGGTGTGGGGGTGTACGCCCAGGGTGGTCCCGTCGCTCAATACGCCGCCCAAGGCGGGCTCATGCACGCCTACGCGCATGGGGGCCATGTCAACATGGAGGACGGCGGGTTCGTGTTGACCAAGCGGGCGGTGGACGGTGCCGGTGGACCGAAGGGTCTCGCCGCGCTGGTGCCCGGTGCACAACCAATTCGGGGGCCAGGGACTGGCACAAGCGACAGCATCCCTGCGACAATCCACGGGGCCAAGGGTCAGACTCCGGCCCGGGTGTCAAACGGTGAAGCCTACGTCCCTCGGGAGACTGTCCAGCGCATGGGCGGTGCACGCCAGATGTACAACCTGATGCACAACCTTCAGAGGAGAGCGTGATGGCTGATGTCACGACGACGGGCGGTGGGGCTACTACCGGGGGCCTTAACCCCTCCCAATCCACGCTGTCACCTAACTTTGCGCCGTATGTCTACGACATGCTGTCCAAGGGGCAAGCGGCAGCTAACCTGCCGTTTCAGCCCTACACGGGTGAGCGCTTCGCTGGTCCCTCGGCACTTCAACAGCAGGCGTTCGCAGGGCTTGGTGCACTCGGTCAGTACAACCCGACACAGTTCAGCACCGGGCTGGGGCCTGTAGGTACCGTTCAAAGCTACATGTCTCCGTACATGTCAGCGGTGACTGACATCGAGGCGCGTGAAGCGCGGCGGCAAGCGGACATTGGACGGCAGGCAGAGCAAGCGCGTCTCGCCCAGGCCGGTGCCTATGGCGGTAGCAGGCAGGCGATCATGGAGGCGGAGCGCCAGCGCAACCTCCAGACGCAGATCGGAGACATCACCTCCAAGGGCCTGCAGTCAGCCTACGACCGGGCAATGGAGCAGCGGCTCAAAGAGTCGGGGCTTGGTCTTGAAGCTCAACGTGGCACAGAGGCTTCTCAACAGTTCGGTGCCACTTACGGACTTCGGTCGCTTGCAGATCAACTTGCAGCGGGCAAAGAACAAAGAGAGATCGCGCAACAGCCTCTTGACTTCGGCTACCAGCAATTCCAAGAGAGCATGCAGTACCCCTTCCAGCAAGCCAAGTTCATGCAGACGCTACTTCCAGGACTTCCGTTGGAAGCGACCAAGTACACGCCGGAGCAATCCGCATTGACCGCTGCAATGCAAGGAGGCCTTGGCCTATTGGCTCTGATGGGCGGGCTGAAAGGGTAAACCATGATGAACGCAGGTCTCGGCGCTATCGCTCCCAACGCCAACCCGATGGCTGCACAGCCGCAGCCGTTCCAACAGTTGTTAGCACTCAATGAAGCTGTCAAGGCGGCGAATCTCGCCCGTGCCGCTCAAGGGCAACAAGCGATGGCGCAGGCGCAACAGCAGCCGCCCACGGTCAAAGACCAACTCATGGGAGCGCTGAATCAAGCTCTCGGTGCGTCAAACTACGGCTTCGCTGGCGGTGGGATCGTTGCGTTTACAAATGGTGGGTCTACTAACCCTCTCGACATTCTTGAAAAACTTGGTCGTGAAGAAGAGGAAGCTAGGAATGCCGCCCGGGCGGCTGATGAAAGGCTCCGATATTACGGGCCGAAGCAGAGGTTTAGCGATCCCCAAGGTTATCAACAAGCAGCATCCGCCGCTGCCGCTGCCGAAGCACGGTTGGAAGAAGTTAGACGTAGGATCAATGCAGCTCCTCGTCTTATGTCGCCTGCTAGCCGCAGCGCTGGAACCCCCCAATTACAATCTATTGCTTCTACACAACGTGAACCGCTAAGAATACAAGAACGAAATTTTGCACCTCTTGTCCAATTAGGATCTATTTTCCCCCCTGCTGGCGCTGTTGCTAGTGCTGGTCCTACGCCCCCTGCGGGTGCTGGTGGTGCTGGTGCTGGTGCTCCGCGTCTGTCCCCTGCCGCTGGTGCGGCTGCTGGCCCCGGTGCTGGTGCGCCTGCTGGTGCAGGCCCCGGCCCTGGCCCTGCCGCAGGTCAAATTGACCTATCAGGACTCAGTGAAGCACAAAAAGCCTTGGCGGAACTTGTCGGTCAACGTGGCGCGGTGTCTCCTGCAGTGGTTGCAGCCCGGGAAGAGTACGACCGCATGTCGCGCACGGCTCTGGACCCCGCTGAACAGCAACTGAGGCGGCTTGAAGAGCAGCAGCGACGGAGTGTTTTCTCTGATCCCGAAGCTATGGCCGCGATGCTGATGAACTTGCGTGGCGACATGACTATCGGGGAGGCTCTGGCCGCTGCCGGTGCGGGCGCTGCCAAGACCCGTGCGAGCCGTGAAGCGCGTGTCCGCGATGCCCGGGACAAGCTCGCTCAACTGCGTTCTGATCTGGCGCTGACGCAAGCCCGGGAGCGTATGGCCCGCGCTGAAGGCGATGACCGCGCAGTGCGTGACTATAGGATCAAGGAGGCTGAGATCAAAGCTCAGATCCAAGCTACCTTGGTTGATATGCAGTTTAAGCAGGAAAAACTTGGCCTTGAGCGACGCCAAGTCGGTGCGCAGGAACGGCAAGCTAGAGCGGCGGAGATTTCTGCTGGCACCCGCGCCGCAGGTGCTGATGATCGTGGAGAAGCCGCCAAACGCAAAGCCATTTCAGACGCGATTGAGGCCGCACAAAAAGCTGTGCCAATACCTGCTGGAGTCACAGGTCCTGCACGTCAGCGCATGATTGATAGGCAGGTTGAAATGGTTACGCAGCAAGTCGCACCCTATGGTGTGACGCGGGACGAGGTGCTAAGATACTTTGCAACCCCCGGCCCTGCGTCGGGCGCTACCACCCCCAACGGGAGGTGGGGTCAAGTCGAAGAAGTATCTAAGCCATGACGACCTATCGCATCTCGGCCCCCAACGGCAAGACCTATCAGATCGAGGGGCCACCGGGTGCGACACGAGAGCAGGTCATCCAAGCGGTGCTGGCGCAGGCACCGGAAGCGGGGCAAGCCCCCGAGACGACCTTTCTCGGCCAAGTAGGCGAAGCCTTCAAAGGTGTCATCCCCGGTGCGATTGGGCTCGTAGAGCAAGCTGCGATTGGGGCCTCAGCCCTCCTGCCGCAGGAGCAAGAACGCGCAGCGCGTGAAGCCATCGCTGGGGTAGCTGGCGCTGCCAAGGCACCCTTCGCCCCGGCTCCGGGGTACGAAGGCACCGTCGGGCGTAAGTTCGGTGAGGCTGCGGGTTCGTTCATCCCCTTCTTGGGGTTAGGCCCGTTGGGTCTGGCGGGGCGTGCGGGTGCCGTGGGCCTTGGCGTTGGAGCCGGCGCAGGCGAGGCGCGGACGCGAGCCGAGACCGAGGGTGCCACTGAAGAGCAGCGTGCCGCAGCGACCGCGCTGGGCACCATCCCAGGGGCCTTGGAAGTCTTCGCCCCGTTCAGGATTCTCAAGCGCATCCCCGAGGGGGAAGTGCTGACGGCGGTGGACCGCGTCAAGCGTGTCGCGCTGGCGGGTGGTGAAGAAGCCGCTCAGGAAGCTGCGTCGGGCCTTGCCCAGAACATGATTGCCAGAGGGGTCTACAAGCCGGATCAAGCGCTCATCGAGGGTCTTGGCGAGCAAGCAGCCTACGGCGGTGCCGTGGGTGGTCTGGCGCAGGGTCTTCTTGACTTGGCTCTCGGGCGTCGAGCCCGGGGTGCGGGTGCTGGTGAGCCTGCCCCGCCCGAAGGCCAGACGGCGATTGACGTTGCCAAGGCACAGCGGGAGCAGGCCAAGGCCGAGCAGGAAGCCGCCCGTGCCGCACCGACCAACACCGCGCAGGCCACGATTGACGAGACGCTGACGCAGTCAATCTCTGAGGCTTACCCGAAGCTGACGCAGGCAATCGAGGCGCTGAAGCAGCAGCCTGCTACCAAGGAGCGCAACGAGGCGATCAAAGCTCTGGAGGCTGAGCGTGGGCGCAGGCAACGCGAGGATGCTGAGCAACGTATTGGTGGCAAGCGAGCCGCTGAAGGGTTCCTCAGCGCCGAGGAGGCAGCGGCAGCGGGTGTATCACCTCGGGAAGAGTTCGATCCCACTCAGGCACGTCGTGAAGAGATCGCTCGACTGCGCCAGCAGCGTGAAGACACGCTGGTCAACGGCAAGCCCCCGGCACTGAAGAGCCCTGCGCGTCGCAGATTCGATGAGCTTGATGCCCGTCTGCTTGAGATTGGTGGTGGGCGATGGACGCCGCCCACGGCACCGACGACGCCTACGGCGGAAGCCGAAGAGCCCAAGGTCCGTAAGGCGGGTGCCCCTGCAACCGGCCTGCAGCCCGCCGACATTGACACGCTGGGCATCACCAAGAAGCAGCCGATCTACCGACGCATGCTTGGGAAGGACATGCACGACCCCGCGCAGCGGGACGTTGTCCTCGCGGACATCGAAAGCTATCTGACCAAGGATCTGGGTAGCGAGGAGTCGCGTGCCAAGCTGACGGAGTTCAAAGAGCGTTTCGCTGAGCCCACGGTGCCTACGGCAACCGTCGCGCCGTCCGTGGTGGCTGCGCCCGAACCGGCACCTGAGGTGCCCACCGCTGCGCCGCCCGTGGCGGCTGCGCCCGAACCGGAGACCCCAAGTGCTGTCAGAACTGAGCCCGAAACAAGTGGAGCAGGCGCTCCAGTGGCTGGCGAGCCCAGTGCAGGAGCCGCCCCCGCAGGGGCTGGAGAAGCTGAACCAACTGGAGTGGTTCCTCCTGTCGAGGATGCTGGACAGCCTGTTGGCGGAGAAGGAGAGCAACCCGCTGCAGTAACACCACCTACCCCTGCCAAACTCACCCCCGCCGAACGCGCCGACCTCGTTGAGCAAATCGAGCGGGTATCGGGCAAGATCTCTCAAGACGAGTATGACGCATTCTACGCACGGCATACCGACGCAAAGGGGGAGCGGGTCAAGAACAGACCTGAAAGCATTAAGGCTGCGCAGGATCTGCTTGCTAGGTACGGGGGTACCGAGACCCAAGCCCAACAAACCCGCACGGGGCCTATCGACCTTGAAAACTCGCGCCAGATGGACGACGCCTTGCGCGGCAAGTCCTTCGAGGAAGCTGTTGACTACGCAATCAAGAATGCACGGGATGACGCTGATCGTCAAATCCTAGTCAAAGCCAAGCGGCGTGTTGAGCAACTCAAGGCCCAAGGTGTTGAGTTTAACTTCCACCTCACTGACAAAGGTCGGGTGCTGATTGGCAAGTACGGCATTACCGAGACGACCTCCGCTGGGCTTGGCGAAGCTACTTCCGTCAAAGTTGTAATCAACGGTTATACCGGAGACCCCGGGAGTACTCTCAATCAAGAGGTGCTAGCGCACGAAATCGTGCATGCTGTAACCTCAGCGCAGATCAGCTTCGCGCCGCAAGGCTCCGCTGCCACTAAGCTGCGGAATCTTCAACAAGAACTTGTTGGGATCTATAACCAACGACACAAGGCTGGCACGCTCACGTCCACTGAGAAGGGCATCGTCCTCAACGCCCTTGAGAATGACAAAGAACTGCTGGCTTACGGCCTGACAAACGGCGACGTTCAAAATTGGCTGGCGTCTATTACAGACCCGTCAGGTGGCACCTTCCTGAGCCGGTTGTTTGGCGTCGTCTCCCAGGTGCTGGGGCTGAAGGGCAAAGAGAACAGTGCCCTTGCACGGCTGATGTCGATCTCGGAAGAGATCCTTGATGAGTCCCTGACGCCCTACGTGGCAGAAGCCAACCTGCGCGGGCTATCGTTCGGAAAGCAGGCCAACCTCACTGGTATCCCAAGCTGGGTGCTCAAAGAGGCGCAAGGTCTTAAGCCGGTATGGAACAAAGGAAGCACTGCACTCTACGAAGGCACGTCAGTCGCAGGTAAGACTATCTATGTCGCCGCCAAGAAAGATGTCGGGCGTACCCACGTTGATATTCGCAGCTACACGGGTAAGGCGTTTACCCCTGCAGAACTTGCTGACCTCAGGCAAGCGGCAGATGGTCTGACGCCGCAGACCGACGCTAGAGCAATGGTCGGTGAGAAAGAGCAACCCACGCTGGGTGAAAAGCTCAACGCCAAGTTCGGCGGGAACAAAGCCATCGGCTTCCGTGCACAGGCGATGGACCTGCTGGCGGGCATCGACTACATCTTCACCAAGGCTTACGGCAACCGCATCCGCGACAACCGGGGAGACTATAACCCGGTGTTCCTCATGTCCCGGGCACTGGACGCACCGCGCTTCGCTAAGGAGGTGCAAGAGTTCGGCACCATGCGCCGCGACCCCACCGGGCTGCTTAGTGTTGATACGTTGGTACACAACGGGCAAGAGATCAGCTACAAGCAGGTGCTGGAGAGCATTGCTGCCGAGGCCAAGGCTCGGAGCGTCAACCCTGAGACCTTCCTCAAAGACATTGGTGAGTCACTGGCTGCACACCGCGAATACGAGCTGATGAACGACCCGCAGGTCGAGAAGGACATTGAGTTCTTCCTGACGCCCGAGGAAGCCAAAGCGGCGGAAGACGCCTTCCAGGCAGACGCGTTCATCAAGGGGGTAAGCGAGAAGCTCGACGCCGTCCGCTTCGCTCTGATCGACACGATGGTAGACGCTGGGCGCATCACGGCTGAGAAGGCCAAGGAGTGGAAGGAAGCCACGGGCTACATCCCCTTCTCTCGTATTGATGAGTTCGACAACCTGATGCAGCGCCCCGACGCGCCGTCGAATGTCAAGCTCGCAGCGTTCAAGCAAATCAAGGAATTCAAGGGCTCCAAGGAACGGCAGACTGAAAACCCCGTCACGAGGTTCTCCAACCTCATGGATTGGATGGTCAATGAATCCATGAAGGCAGATGCGGTTGGTAACGCTCTGACCGAAATGGAGCTATTGGGCTACGCTGAATTTGTCCCCAATCCTAAAACTGTTGACAACAATAAGCGCGGTGCACTCACCCCGCCCGTTTATGTCAAGGGGCAACCCAAGACCTTCTACGTCCCTGACCCTGCCAACCTCGCGGCGTTCGTGGGGGCACCGACGAACAACATTCCAGGCTTCATCAAGGCTGCTCAGAAGTTCTCGCAGTTCCTGCGCGTCGGTGTGACTGCCACGCCGCCGTTCGCCATCAAGCAGGTGCTGGACGACATCACCCGGGCGTATGTGCACTCCGGGGTCAAGAACCCTGCGGCGATGCTGCCGCGTATCCTGCTCAACTTCCCTCGGAACTGGTGGAATGAAATCAGGGGAGTGCAGTCTGCCGCTGTGAAGGAGCTTGCCAAGTCAGGCGTGGTGCCTGCTTACGACACCATCGTTGGTGACAACGTCCGAGACATCTTGCAAGAGACCGGGCTCGCACCCCGTTCGGTCGGCAAGGCGATCATGCGCGTCATGGAAGCCGGTGCCAAGGCATCGGATGTGTCCGTGCGTGAGGCGATTTTCAACCAGACGATGAAGGAGACGGGCGACAAAGCGCTGGCTGAGCTACGCGCCCGGGAGATCATCAACTTCAGCCGCAGGGGCACAGCGCGAACTACCGACTATCTCATCCGCACCATCCCCTTCTTCAACGCCTACGCCCGGTCGATGGACAAGCTCCTCCTGGCAGCGGCGGGCAGTCCGAGTGCACAGCGCACCATCGGCGCGACGACGGGCTACGCCCGGAACCTGTTCTACAAGCGCATGGGCGTGCTGACTGCGATGGGCTTTGCCTACGCACTGCTGATGTCTGACGACGAGGAGTACCAGAACCTGCCTGACCACGTTCGGGACCGAAACTGGATCATCCCGGGCGGCAAGGAACTCGGCTTCGTGCCGGCCATGCCGATACCCGCTGAACTGTCGTTCTTCTTCAAGGCTATTCCTGAACGTGTGGTGCAGTACTACAAGCTCCAGGGTACCCCCGAGGAGCGCGACGGCATGCGGGTGCTGAAGGAACTGATGCTTTCCGGCGTAGACATTTTCTCGTCCCCCAACATCACACCGCAGGTTCTGAAACCCATCCTTGAGAACCTCGTCAACTACTCGTTCTTCCTCGGGCGACCGCTGGAGTCCCAGGCACAGTTGGCGCTTGACCCCTCTGAGCGGTACGGCACCGGCACGTCAGAGGCGTTGAAAGAAGTCTCGAAGACCATGACGGACATCGCAACGTCAACAGGGATTGAAGCCCTTAAGGTCTCTCCGATCATGCTGGAGAACTTGGTGCGTGGCATGTTTGGCATGTCTGCTGGCATCGCTCTCAGCATCGCTGATGTCATGGTCAACCCCACGCGAACTGACCGCCCGCTGCATCAAACGTTGACTGCACAACTCACGGGTGCATCGGCTGTGATGAAAGACCCTGTGGGGATACGCTTCCTTGACGAGATCTACAACCTCGACAGGTCTACAGAGCAGGTCTACAACACCTACAACCGCAAGCTCAAGAGCGACCCTGACGACGCGGAGAAGTACCTCAAGTCCAACTTCGGGCTGTATGTCGCTCGCAGTGAAGTGCGTAGCACGATGGAAGCCATCCGCGAGCTGAACGCCCAGGCACGGGCTATTGACAAGATGAAGGACTTGACCCCTGAAGAGCGCCGCCTGCTCATCAACGACCTGCGCACACAGCAGAATGATCTCGCCCGGGCGGTGTATCGACTGCGCCGTCAGGTTGCCGAGGAACAGCGCGTCATGGACGCGAGCCAATAAAAAGAGCCCCCGGAGAGCAAGCTCAACCCGGGGGCTAACACAGGAGGGAGATGCTGGCCGTCATGCACCAGCGGCGCGACTATAGCACTCTCCAGACCCTGATGCCAAGATAGTCAGCCTCGATGCGCTCTTGGTACACCATCTGCATGCCGCGCTGCGCATAGTGGGCCTTGACCTCCTCGGCAAGGTACTTGGGCTTCAGCGTCGGCAAGAAGAAACTCTGGCCCGGTGCCAACCACTCCGGGAGTCGGTACTCAGCCCCGTTGTGCACCAGTCGGCTGTCAACCAGCCGAGGTGGCTTCGAGGGGGAAGTCTTGGGCATCGAGGTTCAGGTGCTTCTTGGCCTCGGTGAATTGGATGACATCGACAACGCCGAAGTCCGCACGCCAGCCAGCACCCATCCGCTTCTTGGTGATTGTCATCTCACCACCAGTCTCCTGCTTGTACGAGCCGTACAACTCCTTTACGTTGATGAAACTCTGAGCGCACCACTTGGTGAACTCTTTCTTGGAGATAAACAGTGCATCGCTGTCAGGCTCGTAGCGGATCAGCAACTCACCCAGCGGCTCAAGGATCGGCCTGTCGTTGATACCCACAGCAGTGGGCTTCTTGTTGATAATTAGCACGTTGCGGATGTTCTTGTTGATGTAGGTCGCCACGGTGCCAACTGTCGAGGTCGCGGACATCTCTTGTTCAAACGTCGCCTGCTTTACGCACTTCAGGAGTTTCTCCATAATGCGACTGACGTTGAACTTGACAAGCCCAAGGCTATTGACTATCAACCCAGCGGTAACGATACACACCACGTTGTTCAGCTTGAAACGCTCAGTCTGAGTCCATTGGCCCTTAGAGTAAATTGCGTCCCGTGTGTTTTCCCAAACGGTCCTAACTTGATCTAAGTTCGGGATGATATAGCGGAGGAAGACGTCAGCGGCATGGCCGTAGTTATCGAGCAGTGCATTGAAGAGCTTCTGCTTCTCTAGCACGTCAGAGGGAACGAGTGTACGGAGGTGGATTTCGAGGATACGCGCCAGTTCTCCCGCTGGGTCGCTCTTGATCATCAACAGTCGGTCCTCAACGGAGGAGTTGCTAGACCAGATAGACATCTGCTTCCAGCGTATATTGTTGACACGCTCTGCGTTGCGTCCCGCCTCCATACGGTCACGGCCACGACCCTGAGTGTTGTTGTAGACAAGATCGGACAGTTCATGTGGGTCCACGTTGGTCATCTCATCCAGGGTGCCAACAATGCCGTTCATAAGCCCGAGCCGGTGCACCTTGGTCAGGGTCTTGTCTTGTGCATCCTTCATCAGAGACATGGGGTCTCCGAAGATCGAAAGCGCCATCCGCAGGATGGTCGTCTTGCCGGTGCCCGAGCGCTTGGAATAGAAGTTGATGATGCCGCCGTTTTCGGGCGACAAGTTCATCAGCACGCTGCCGAACCCTGCGAGCAAACCCGCCGCATGGTAGTCCATGTCAGGGTGGTCGTACTGCTGCGCAATTTCAGTCCACTTCTCCAGGGTGCCCTTGGGGGTGAACCACGGCACGTAGTGCTCAACCGGCTTGGCGACAGGGGTATAAACCACACCGCGCTTGGTGTACTCGCGGTTGCCGACGACGAAAGTGTTGTCCTGTGTCCAGCCGAATCTTGTACGCATATTGTCAGCTTTCTCTTTGAACTGAAGGTCTCGGATCATCAGCCCGAACATCTGCTGCAGCGCTATGAGTTGCTTAGGCTCAAACGCGATGACCCCCTCCCGGTTCACTGCCTCCCTGAATTTGTCTGACGCTGCGATCTCGCTTTGGAGGAGACTGAACTCTCTAATGTCGCCGTGGGGAAGATGGTGCCTAACCCACAGCGTATCTCCCCCGCCCGTTGTGTCACGCATGCGTTTGTAGATATAGACATCGTGGTCGTAGATCTTGACGCGCCTAGCGTCGTTCTCAAACTTGACCTCTTGATATACACCACCGTGAGTACCACGGAAAAAGGGCCAAGGGTATGCAGGGATCTCGATGGTGCCGTCAGCACTCTCCACTTGCACGGGCTCAGGCGGTGCGACTTTGATCTCAGAGCCCAGTTGGATCGGGGACTTGATCTTGCCGAGGTGCGGGCACCCGGCGCAGAGCTTTGCGTTGTCAAGTCCTTGGAACGTCTCACAGGTATAGGGGCCCTTGGTCAGTGCAGCTTTGCGCTCAGTCTCCTCAGGGCTGTAGTTGGGGTGGTTCTTCGATATGTCATGTATGGCCCAGTCCCGGTCTTCACAGTGCTGAGCAATCGACAGCACAGCACGCCACACGGGCTCAGGGGTGGACTCTTGGTTCTTCGCCGCCTCAGCAATCTGCGCACAGCCTTCACCGTTGTTGGACTTGATCCAGATAGTCTCGAACTTGCTGACCCGGTTGGGGTCAATGTAGAGCTTCTTGGTCTCGTCGGACACGCCACCCGACAGCGCACGGGCTTGAGCAAACATGTCCACCTCGGGGGCACCGAGGGCATCACGGATGGACTCGAAGGCGTGGTACTTGACCGGCGTGAGCAGGGCGACAGGGCTGTCGTTCTTCCGGTTTAGGGTACCGGGGATGCGCAGTACCCGAACGATGTCGGCGGTGCACGCGCCGTCAACTTCAAAACCTTCTTTGACACAACGGGCCTTCAGGGCTTCGGCTGTCGCCTTCCACTCATGGATCGGTGCCGGGTCTTGGAGATACCAGTGTGCGTGAATGCCATTACCTGAGTCGATCAGCGTGGGCTTCGGTAGACCTACTGTCTTACAAAACTCACGTAGAGCTGTAAGGCCAGCGGCCTTATTAGCATGGGGCTTCTTAGGCCCGCAATCCACATCGACATAGAACTCCCTCTTGGCGACTGCGTTGTCAGCGTCGGCTTCCTTGGCTGCACCGAAGCCTGCAGTAGCGTAATAGACATCCCACCCGTTGTTGTTGAATTCTTCTACCGCATCCGCCATATCAGCAGCGGACGTGTACATGCGGTTGTATACCAGAGCTTCTTTAAGCGGGATCTTCTTGACTAGCCTGAGGGAGTATCGCGTGCCATGTGGTAGTACGTTCTCAAGGAACTCTTGTGGAGACATGGTGACACGGGGTTAGCCACGGACGCGGCGAGCGTCATGGACGGTGCATAGGTGCCCGGTCAGGGCAAGGCGAGGGTCGAACGGTAATACGCTTCGACCTTGGGGCGCAAGTGCTTCGAGACATCGCGCCGGCCTGAGAACCACGAGTAGACCGCTGCCTTGGTCACGCCCAAATCTGCAGCTATCCGGTTGACAGGGACGAGCTTGTAAATGCACAGGCGACCAAGCTGCACACCGAGCAGGCTCGGGTCAGCGTCGGCGTTGCGCCGGATGATCTTTGTGGTGTACATGGTGTTGGGTGGGGGCGGCCCCGGCGCAACCCGGGGCTATTGCAGGGGGAAGGAGACCTCTACGAGCGACCCCCGCGCACGGCGCTCACCGCCGCCCCCATGATCGTCAGTCGTCGGCGTCGTCGCCCCAGGCGGACAGGATCGCGTTGACGTTGGGTCCGTCGTTGGTGATCGGTGCTGAGACCTTGGCTTCACGGACCACCGGGACGGCTTCCGCAGGGGCTGGCACGTCCTTGGTGACCTTGAACGCGCTGGGGGCAGAGGCAGGCTTGGCGACGGGCTTCGGCGCAGCTACAGGGGCCGGAGCGGGCTCCGGTGCCGCAGGCACGTTGTCCATGTCAGCGATGGTCATGGTGACGGCGCTCACCGCCTCCGGGTCGTCCTTGCGGCGCATGACGGTGTCGTACTCGGCTTCAGTCAGCGGGCGCACCGCGCTGAACACCAGCTTCATGTTCGCCGTGGCGTCGAAGCGCATCTCGGTCACGACAGCGTTGACCTCGACCCCGTGCCCACCGAGGAACCGAGCGTACTGCTGCAGGCCCATCTTGCGCCCTTCGCCTTGGCCGAAAAGGCTCGACGCATTGATGTTCAGGGCATAGATATCACCCTGCACATCGTTCTCCAGAAGCAGCGCCACGGGGCGGCTGTAGCGGCACGCCTTGGACTCGTTGGCCCCGGAGCCCTTGATGTCCTGCGGGCACCCTGCACAGGTGCGGTTCTGAGGAGTCTTCACGCTGTCGTGCGGCTTGACGCCGTCGTCGGACCAGCACTGCGGGCGACCCTTGACACCCTTCTCGTAGGTGGTGCCGTAGAACGTGCGGCGATTGGCATCGGATGCACGAACGATGATGACGTTCATGGCCCGCTCTTCGTTGACGGCGACTTCCTTGCCGCCGACGAGCATGTGCCATACGTTGTTCTCGATGCTGATGCGCTTCGAGTTGCCGCCGCCCATGAGCGACTTGGTCAGTTCACTCAGTTCCCCACGACGCAGGTGCGCCGGGAGTTGGTTGCCGGTTTGGAAAAGAGTCAGTTCAGACATGTTACGACCTCCTAATGGTCACGGTGTACTTCGACTCAGTGTTGAGTCCCTTGGGCATCTGGTCAGGGTGCGCCTCCAGCCAGTCCTTCATGGCCCTCTGTGCGATGCGTCGTTCGAGTAGATCGAGTGCTTGGTTCTCCTTGATGAAGTTGTGCATAGACTCCCAGTCGGAAGTCCAATACGAGGTCTTGACACTGCGGATCACAGTACCTGCGCCCGTGCGGATGCTGTCCGCACCGGCTTTCTTACACACATCCATGAGCATGCGCTCGATGACTTCCATCTGATCCTTGATGGCTTTGTCGTCGTCTTCATACTTCTTGGTCAGCGCGGCACGAGCATCGCGCATCTTGATGTACGCCTTGACGAGCTTCTCGGTGGGCACCTGGGGTGCCTCGGTTTCCTGTTCCATGTGGCCTCCTGTGGGGAAGGGTTCAGAGTTTACGGGTGAACTTTGGCCGTGTCAAGCACTTCCTCTCGGTACAAGTTGAGCAGGGACTCCATGTCCTCGGTCTTGCCGTCGAGCGAATCGTAGAGCTTGCGCTCCACGTCACTGCCACAGAGCCTGACCACGAGGCAGGGGTTCTTCTGACCCGCACGGTGCACGCGGGCGTTGGCTTGGTGATAGGTCTCGTTGCTCGTCACAGGGCCCCACCACACGACCGTGTTGGCAGCATGCAGGGTCACGCCGTGCGAAGCCGCCGCAGGCTGGATGAGCAGTACCCTCGGGTCGGGCTCGGTCTGGAAGGCTTGAAAGATCCTCGTGCGCTGGCCCACCGGGACGCTGCCGTCGATGACCTCAACGGCGATCTTGTCTTTCTTCAGCCGCTCTTCCAGCACCGTGATGGTATGCCGGTACGGGACGAAGACCAGCACCTTGTGGGTGCTCTCCTCGATGGCTTCCAACAACACGTTGTAGCGGTTGGTGATGTCGAACTCGACGGTGTTACCGTCGTCGGAATACACCGCGCCGCCTGAGACTTGCAACAACTTATTGAGGTTCGTCGCAGCGTTGACCGAGGTCACCGTCTCCGTGCCTGCTGACATGATGAACTGGTCTTTCAGTAGCTTGTAGTACTTGATCTGCTGCGGGGTCAGCGCTATTTCTCGTGTGGTGTAGAGAAGCTCCGGCAGGTCAAGGCACTCCTCCTTGGTGAAGCGAATAGCCGGTTGGAGTACCCTGTTGACGATTTCCGCAGCGTTGGACTTCTGTTTCCATTTGAACTGCGTGACCTTCCACATCACCATGTCTCGGAATGCGTAGAAGTATCTCGGCACCGACTCAGGGTTCAGCATCTTGGCAAGACCGTAGGCATCGGTGGGTGCTTGGGACGCGGGGGTGCCGGTCGCCATCCATAGCCATGTGTCAGGAGTAATGAGATCGTTGATCGCCTTCCAGCGTTTTGTCGTCGCTGTTTTTACTGCGTTCGCCTCATCAATGATGATGAGATCGAAGCCTCCGGCTTTGAGATCTTCCAACACCGTTTCGACGCCGTCGAAGTTGATGATCACGAACTCAGCATCGGATTGGATCACTTTGGCCCGCTTGCGTCTGTCGCCGTAAGCGACATCGACACGTCGGTGCATCACTACCTTGAACAAGTCCGCCTGCCATGCCGAGGACATGATAGATAGCGGGCAGATCACCAGCACCCGCTTGATGTAGCCTTTGTTCATTAGATAGTCAGCAGCCCACGCGAATGCTGCGGTCTTACCTGTACCTGGGTCATTGAAGCAGAAAGCACGTTTGTTCAACGTCAGGAATGACGCCGTAGTACGTTGGTGGTTGAAGGGCTTGTAAAGCCCGGGCCACTTGTAGCGCCGCTCGATGGGGGATGGCACTCCCTTGACGCCGATGTTCTTCAGTACCCGCGCCTCGTCCAGGCCCCACGCCACCAGCACTCGTCCATCGTCCAGCTTGGCGGACTTCGGGATGCTAGCCAGCACCCGCTCGGGGTGCCGGAGCTTCAACAACAGCGCTTTGTTGTCAATGATTTGCATGGCTCACTTCAGTGCGAACTTGTGATCTTCCGCCATCCTGATCAGCCGCAGTGCCTGCGTCTTGGCGTCGTCCAGTGCGTGGTGCCCGGTGCCTACCCGCTCGACCTTGGTCTTCATGAACATTGACGCCATCGTTCGATAGCAACGGTCATTCCAGTAATGCCACGGGGTGTCCATGTCCAGTGCACGGTAGGCAGCGGCCACCAGTGCGTTGTCGAAGTTGGCACCGTTCCCCCAGACAATGGCGTTGTCCAGCGGGGGCATCCACATGGTCAGTTTGGTCAAGGCCAAATTGATCGGTAGTTCCCCTTTGAACGCCGCCGCCCGTGCTTCAGCGGACTGCTCGCTCCACCACTTGAGGGTGCTTCTTTGCGCCTTCAGTCCCGCTGCCTTACAAGACTCTGCGTCAATGGTGGTATAGAACTCCCCGCTGATCCCATCCATGCCGAACTTCACAGCACCAATAGAAAGGATCGTATCCCCCGGGCGCGTGCCCAAAGTCTCAATGTCGATCATGACATGTTGGCGTACATCTTTGATGTCCATGTTCTCTCCTGTGCAAACGAAAGTCGCTTGAGGGACAAAGTCCGTCAAGCTCGAAGCCCCGAAGGGCGGACAAGCCTAGCACCTTGCGATGCTAGGCGAATGAGGACAAACCCGGGGTCAGCCCCCGGACTTCGGTCCCTTGAAATTCCGTGCGCTGTTCGCGCTGAAGCTCTTGAGCTTCACATTCCCAGGCTTGCTCTTGCCACCGTCCTTGATAGGAACAACGTGATCTAAAGCCTTACCTTTCCGCGACGCCTTGCCGTTCTCTTTGTCCCAGGCACGCCGCGCCCGTTGGCGTTCGGATTGCTTTGCCCTACCGCCACCCGCCAGGAAGTCGGCATACTCTTTTTTGTGATCTCGGTCTTTAGGGTCTTTGTACGGCATTTAGTTCGCTCCATTATGCGGGCATGACACCACCACGCAGTGTCGCTTACAAAGTCCCGAAGGGCTCGGGTTCCACACGCCCGTGCGGTGTGCGTTCTCAAGGCGCTTGACATCACTCAGCCACTGCTGCCAGTAGATCTTCTCTTGCTCAGCGGTGTACTCCGCTGGCTTGAACGAGTTCGCCACGACGAACAGCAGCCCTGCCTTGACTTTCTTGATCCCAGGAAAGTGCTTGAACAACATCAACGCCATCAGTTCAAGCTGTGCAGTGTCCGCGTACTTGGCGGACTTCCCGGTCTTGTAGTCTACGATCCGTGCAACACCAGTCTCGTGGTTGACGATGAGCAGGTCAGCGATGCCCCGGCACCAGACGTTCGGGTCTTTGAACCCACAGGGCTCGAAGTCCTTCGTCAGCCCCATCTCGTATTCGCAGAACTTCTCCCCGGGCAGCGCCCGGAGCGTGTCAAGCTGCCCCTTGACGTAAGCGAACGCCTCAGGCAGCGAGGTGCCGTCGCGGATGTATCGTTCCGCCGCCTCGTGGAAGTTCGACCCGTAGAGCGTGGCCTCGGTGTACTCAGGCTCTTTGAAGTTCTTCGCTACCTTGATCTCAAAAAACTTTTTTGCACAAGTCTTGAACGACTTGAGGGACGAATACGACCAAGGACCGGGCAAGCTCATGAGGACGCACCTGTGCGGGCCAAGGGCCCGTTCTCCATGATGGCGAGAGTGGCCGACAGGATACGCGCCTCCACGCCCAAATGCAAGGCCACCTCGCGGGCCTCGGCGTAGCGGTGCTCCAGGCACAGGTCGTGTACCTTCCGGAGCATGTGCTCCATGTTCATCATCGGCATGGCATAGTCGGTGATCTCTTCAGTCGTCATGCAGTTCTCCATAGTTGTAGCCCCACTTCGATTCACAGTTGATCGGGCACCCCTGTGCCCAGTCAGGTACCCAGCGCATGCAGGATTCGACATAAGCCCGCGCCGCTTGGCGCTCTTCTTCCCGTGCCAATGCTATCACGCTGTCGTGCACGGTGAGCTTGACGGGTAACTTGCGAGAAATACGTAGCGCCTGACTCATGACGATAATGCGTGCCAACGCCTGTACCAAATTCTCAATAAGTTTCCCACCATATATGTTTACCACACCAGTGTCATCTTTGTACCTCCACTCAATGAAGCGCTCGCCCTGCGAACGGTGTAGCTGCGGATAGCTGATGTAGAGCCCGCTGGGCAGCTTGATGCCCTTCTTGCCCTCGATCAACGCCACACCCTCGCGCCCCAGCCACATGCTCTCATCGTAGTACATCGAGCGGATGGCGCCATCCCCCCGTGCCCACAGATCCACGATGCGCGGCACGCTATCACGGTAGGTGTTGATGATTTTCTCGCACTCAATGAGTTCTAGATCGACCGACGGCGTCGCCGCCTTGAGCGTTGCTTTGAGTTTCCCTGCGCCCGTTTGGTAGCCGCAACCGAGCGTCACGGTCTTCCCGACGAAGCGCTCTAACTTATCTGCCTTAGTGACCGTCTTGCCGTAGATCTTAGACGCGAGTTTACAGTACACATCAACGCCATTGGCGAAGTCTTGGACAAGGTCATCCTGTCCCGCCAGCCACGCAAGCACCCGCGCCTCGATGTTCGATGAGTCGCAGTCGATGATGACGTAGCCGGGGGGTGCTTCGATGCACGACTTAAGGTTGGTGTTACCACGCGAAGGGAGGTTTTGTAAGTTGATCCCATCGCCGCCCGATGAGCGCTTTGTCCGTGCATAGGCATATTTGAGTGGCACAGGGAAAGTGTCGCCCCGCTTCGAGATACCGATGAACCGCTCAGTTCTCGTCTCCTCCAAGGTGCTTTTGACACCCAGCCTTGCAGCGACCACAGCCTGCACTCGCTCGTCCTCGTGATCAAGAAGTTCCTTCATGCCCGGGTCAGTCTTGGCGAAGGCGAGCGTGGTCTTGCCTGTCGTCGCACTGATCTTCATGGGCGGCTCGACGCCGAAGCCGCGCAGCACTTCTGCGAACTTCTGGTTGCTCATGAGCAGGTCAACCTCAACCCCTGCCGCTGACAGCAGGTCCGCCTTGCGGTCTCGCACCGCTTTGAGGTGTGCTTCCAACTTTTCCCGGTTCAGCTTGAGCATCGGCTCAGTGAACATGCGAATGTGCAGGTCGATGAGCTTCAACTCCTCGATGGGGAAAGGCCCCCGGAAGTCAGCCTCGGTCGGGTTATACCAACCATTGGACATGAGAGACCATAGGTTGTAGCACAGGTCTACGTCGAGAAGACAGTATTCGGAGTACTGTTTGAACTCTTCCGGTGACATGTCGGTGCGTCTACGCCCCATCATGTTCATGACATAGGTGCCCTTGTCCTCTAAGTGGTAGCGCTTCGCCAGTGATGCCAAGGAGTTGTTCCGGGCGCTGAACATGGCACGGGCCATGCTGAGAGTGTCGAGCCACGCACGGGGGTTGACCCCGAACTTCCACGCCAGAATGGCACCGTCAAACAGCGTGTTGTGGCACAGGACCGCGTATTGTCCCCAGGGCACTGCATCGCACCACTGCTTGATCTCAAGGTGCGTGCCAGAGACAACCTCCTTCGACCCATCCGGCCAGCGGACGCCGAGCATGATGATCTCAAAGCGCGGGTCGCGGATGTACTCCTCGGTGGTCAGCTTGGTAAGGCTGTACTCTTTGTCATAATAGGTTTCAAAGTCAAGTGTGACTACTTCCATCATCGCTCCATGACAAACCATTGGTCGAGAAGTTCAAGGGTGTCCTCACGAATAACGATGGCTGCGCCCCCTGCCTGATGGATCTTCATCATCTCCTGCTCTTGAAGGGCGGTGGGTTTGTTGAACCCGGCCTTGCACTCGATACCCAGGAATTTCCCTCGGAAACATACGATGATGTCGGGAATGCCCGAGCGACCATAGCCCCCCATGACGGGGAAGAAGTAGTACGCTTTGTGTTTCTTAATGATGTCAACGGCCTTGGCCTTGACTTTAGATTCAGGTGTTGCCATTGTGTTCGGTGTCGGTGTCAGGTTGCAAATAACCAAGCTCGATGAGCTTAGCTTTACCGCGTAGATAGCGGTCACGTCTTGCCGCTTGCTCTGCGAGGTAGCTCGCAGCTTCGTTGTCAGGTAGTTCGATGGTGGTGAACCGGTGCCCGTTGGCACACTCACGCCTGCGGCGTGGCGAGCGCGTCTCCAGCACATCCGTCCAGGCCCCGCACTGCGGGCATTTCACAACAGCGCCTCCTCACCCTGGCCCCGCTCCGCGCGAGCCTGCCGTGCAAACCACCGGGCAACGATGGCACGCTCCTCGTCGGTCTTGAAGGGCCAGAGCCAGCGGCGCATGGTCAGGCCCGAGGGGTGCAGGGGTTCGTTCGCTTCGCTCATTTGACCGCCTTCAAAAAACCTATCCAACAAACCACGCCAAAGATAACGGCGATAGTCTTGAGTAGATCTCCTTCAATTGCATATAAAAAGGCAATGCACAGCCATATGAACAGACCGGCTAGAGCAAAGAACTTCATCTCCACCTCCAGAACAAAAGCACCGCCACCCCCACAAGCCACGCCACAACGACGGCATCAAGGATGAGGTCTGGGTTCATAGATTTTGGACTCACATGGTGTATCAAGTACCCACGGGCCGATCCACACGGTGCGGGTGGCAGTGGGGTCCAGGGGACTGTTGTTGATGTTTCTCAGGCAGTTCTTGCACTCGGGCTTGTGCGCACTGGCGCACCGGGCGAAGTCATTGGGTAGGTAGGTCATGGTTGCTCCTCAATCAGCCGGGCGATGTACCCGCCGTAGTTGGTGTTCGGGTGGTCGCGGTCGAACTCGCGGGCAATCTGGGCGCAGCGGTGGGAATGTAGCTCATAGCTGCGGCCAGAACAGCAGTGCCGCCACCGCTGCCAGCATGAGGCAGACGATAGTGTCGATGGTCATCAGAGCAAAGTCCATAGCAGGGCTCCCAGAATAAATGCCACGTTCGGCCAGAATTCAGCGCTTGAAGCGCGTCCACCACGGGCGGCGCACCGGCTCCGACTCTGGAAACACAAGCCAGCACAGCGGCGGCTGCCACTCGCCTACTTCGACCACGATGCCGCCCCTATCCCTGCGGATTTTCCGGCTCTCGTAGCCCATGCGGTTGCCGTCGCATACCGTCCGTTTCTGGAGTTCAACTGTGCCAAACAGCATCTCCATCTTGTACTTCTGTTCATCCGTTGGCTCGCAAACGTGGGGCTGCCTAACCGGCGTTTCGAGCCGACCAGCTTCGGACGGGGTGCTTTGGTTCGTCATAACTATTCCTATGCAGGCCGTTGCGGTCGGCTCAAACTATCGTTGTGCGCTTGGTTGCTCTCCACACGCTTGGAGTCTGCTTCGGCCAATTCTTCTGCCGTCGCAATCAACAGCAGTGCCTGATCAAACTTCTTTCCGCATGCTTCGCAGTACGTTGTTCGCATGCACACCAACTGGCCGCCCAAGATGCCCCAGTTTTTGCGCTGCTTGTATTCGTGCCTGTGGGTTAGCTTCCTCCACCACGCGCCTAACCCATCGCTCAATCCGACCTCGCGCGGCGTTGCTTTGTCAGTCATTGTTGCTCCTTAAACGCGCGCGGCGGCTTAGCTCGAACGTCAGAGCAACGTCCATAGCAGGGCTCCCAGAATGCAGGCCAGGATGATAATCTCTGGTGCCTGTCTGTAGTTGCGTCGTGGCTCTGCGACGCTGTAGCCGACGCGGAAAGTGCAGTCGGCCAGCGTGCGTGGGGTGGTGAGGTGGCTGGGTTTCATAACGCTGTTTCCTCAATCAGACGGGCGATGCACCCACCGTAGTTGGTGTTCGGGTGGTCGTGGTCGAACTCGCGGGCAATCTGGGCGCAGCGCTGGCGTTCGGCGGCTACCGCCGCCTGCGCCGCCGCAGTGGCGGCTTCCATGGTATCCGCCACGCCTCTGTCATAGCTCTCCATCAACAGTTGGAGGAGTTCTTTTCTGAGGTCCGTGGTCATGTCTTGCTCCTTGCCCTGATCTCCGCAGCGCACCGTTGCGCAATCCCTTCGACGCTGGCGTGCTGGTCGCAGATGTCGGCGCAGGCAGCGCGCTCCATCAGCAGCCCCTCCGCAATCTGCGTGCCGAGGTGGTCCAGCAGATCCTCTACCGTGTCGCCATGCCCGGTGGCGTAGCCCATGCTGCGCATCCAGTGGGCGAGTTTCTCGCGTTGGGCTGCGGCGACGAGGGCGGCGAAGTTGGCAAGCTCCCTCCATCCGTCGTCATCGCGCTCAGAGTAGGCGATTGCCAACCCGGCCTCTCTCGCCATGCGCAGGATGTCTTCTGGGGTCATGTCTTACTCCTCCCAATCTCGGCCGCAACCCTGACGATGGCGCGGCGGGTCAGTGTTGCGGTATCGCAAAGCTCGTCACGCCAGATTGCGTGCTGCTTATACGGCTCGCCTGCCGACGGTCTGCTGCAATCAATAACCAAACCAAGTGTCACCGCCAGCCGCAGCGCATCACCGTCGTCCCTGAGCGGGTTCCAGACTTTCTCAAAAAAGAACCCACCATCGGGCCGAGGCTTTGCCATCGTGTTCCATGCGTCGCACCATTGGTGCGGCAACCCAGCCGCCTTCGCAGCAAGTTCCAGTAGTTCTCTGTCGCTCATGTCCTACTCCTCTCCGGCCACGATGCTGGCCGCTCTGTCCATTCGATCTCGTCTGTGAAGCGTACGACCTTGTGCGAGGTTTCACGCTCAATGCTCCAACGGGGTTCGCCCTTGAAGCATGGCCCGCCCCAGTGCTTGCCGTCCCACCAGCGCAAGCATTCCTTGTCGCGGCATGCACTCGCAGGCCACCAGCCGATGCTAGGCGGCGGGCCTTTGTGCCATGTGGTCATTTCGGTTCCTCCGCAAGTCCGCGCCAGGGCGTTATGAGTGGAGCGCGTGCGCGAAATTCTTTGAATTTGTGCATTGCGCCGCTTGGAGTGGTCGCGCCAGCATACCAGTGCTTTCCGCACCAGTATCTATGCCATTTTGTAAACGCGACCAAGGCTCTGACCTCATACACCCCCGCCCTGACAGGCTTGACGTTGGCGGGGAACCACGGGGTGAGTTTCATGGCTTGTTCCTCTCTGCGAGCATGGCGTCGGCCATCTCGTATGCCCACCGGGCTACCCCGGTCTCGCGGATGTCGTCGGAGCCGTCGTGCGTGATGTGTGCCTGCATCGCCTTCGCCGCGAAGTAATCGCGCAGGGTCATTCCTTCTCCGTGGGGGTCCATGTTGTCGCAGTTCGCCGTCGTAGTCGGAAACGCCGGTCCTCCGGTGTCGTTCATGTCTTCCTCCTAATCCACCGCCACAGCGGCAGCAGTGCTAGTCCGTTGATAAAGCCGCGCAAAAAAGCGCGGAGTTTCATTTCTACGCCTCCGCTTTGGCGATGACTGCGGCGATGTGCTGGCTGTGTGCATCGTCTGGGTGGCCGATGATTGACTGCGCCAGTTTCAACGCCTCCAGCAGTTCCCCGTTCAGGGCATGCAACCGGCGCAGTTCGGCTGCGGCTTCTTCTAGGTTGTGCGACGGGTCGTACTGATCGTCAAGAAAATCAGCCAGTCGCAGGGCAATAGGTTGGTCAGCCATTGTTCTTCTCCTTCAGTTTGTCCTCGGCAAAGTAGACACCTTGCCTGAATGACCAGTTGCACAGGTCTTCTGTAGGCAGTTGATCTCGGCCGTCATTGATCTCCTCATCACTCAGCCCCTGCCACTCGCGGCGGGGTGCATTTACCCACTGCTCGAAAGGTACGCCGCTTGGATGCTGGTTATCAACCACAGTGCATTTGATACGCACTGTTGGCTCCTGCTCCGTCTCGCGGCGGGGTGGGTGGGCGTAGAGGGGCTCGACGATGTAGCCGTTGTCTCGTTTGCACGAAACGTAGTACCCATCGTCTGACAACGACCACGGCGAGCCGATCATTGGCTTATAGCGCCACGCCACCGGCTCTTGCTCCTGCTCTGGCACATACCGTTGCCGACCGACGTAAACAGCAGCAGGTTGCCCGTTGGCACCAAAGGCTTGGCAGTCTGCCGGAGTGCGGCGCAGCGCGCCGTTGTTGTCCTCAAAAACAACGTGCATTTTCGCCACTGGCTCCTGCTGCGCCAGCGCGGCGCGGAGGGCGGTGATCGTGGCGCTGCGTCCCGCCGGATTGTCTTGCTCCAACGCCTCCAGCGCCTGCTGGGCTGCGGTTCTCAGGTCACTCATGGTTCTTCTCCTTTAGCTTGGACTCGACGGCGCGGGTCAGTTTGGTCAGTCTGTAATGGTCTCCCGGAAACCATCCGCGAGCTTCGGGCAGCGACCAGAATTCTTCCGCACTCAGCCCCCGCCACTCGCGGCGGGGATGTTGCGCCTCGTACTCGTGCCAGTGCCTTTCACAAATGACTCCGTAGGCAGTTGCGGGATCACCTTCACGGGTAGTGGAGGCCCACTCTGCGGGTATGCCACCGTGTTGTGATGAACAGCCACATGAAAGCCGCCACCCCGGCTCATCCTCCGCCATCTCCCGCAGCGTCGGCCTGCGGGGTGCGTTTACCCACTGCTCAAAAGGCACGCCATTTGGGTGCCGGTCATCAACCACAGTACATTTGAAACGCACTGTTGGCTCCTGCTGCGCCAGCGCGGCGCGGAGGGCGGCGATGGCGGCGTCCGGTATGCGGTCGTCAACCCGATGTTCCGCAGTCACGTTCAGATATTCCAACGCCTCCAGCGCCTGCTGGGCGGCTTCGCGTAGCGTGGTCATACCCCACCTCCCAACAGCGTCAAAGCGCCGACGGCCACCGTGACAGCGACCGCAACGGCGAGCATCAAGAGTGCAACCCAGTCGAACGCATTCAGGTCGTCGTCGTCCTGGCCGATGTCGGTGGCAGCTTCCGCCGCCTCGGGATAGCGCCCCTGTTGGTCCGTGCCCAGCGCACGGTAACCGGACCGTGCCCACACAGTGGGCTCGGTGCCGTCGAATATCGTGCCTTCGTACTTCATGGCGCTTTCCTTTCCACATGTTGTGCCAGTAGCCAGCGGCTCCCAAGCCGCCGAATGGCGCGTACCCAGGCAAGCTGGTTGCGCCTGTCCAGGCGTCGGTTACCCGTGGCCCAGAGGGCTCGGGCCTTGCGGAGCATTTTGGTGTTCACGCTGCCTCCGGCATCGTTACCCTGAGATCCGCCGCCATCTCCAACCAGCCTTGCTTTGTGCTCGGTGCTGAAAGACGTAGGACATGCGTGAACCATTCCGGGTACTTACCTGTGTATGGAAACACAGCCAAAACGATAGCGGGTTTGTTGTACCAATTCGGATACAGTGATCCGACTTCGGGGATTTTGTATTTCATTTGTGCTCTCCAAAAGCGTTTAGCCAACAAAAACGCCCTGCCCTGGCGGGTGTTGAGCGTTCGGCCATGAAAAACGCCCTGCGTTTGCAGAGCGTTGAGTGATGAGGTCAGGGGTCTGTCAGGCGGTGCGCCACACGCGCAGGCCATCGGACATGACGGCGGTGCGGGTCTCCAGGCCGACGAACTTCTTGCGTGCGTTCAGCACCTTGCGCCGCCACGAGTCCACCACCTTCTTGCCCTCATCACCCGACGGGTCGAAGGGGATCAGGAACGAGTCGCCGACTTCCATGTCAGCGAACGGGAACGAGGTCCCACGGCGACCCGGACGGGTACCCTTGGGGATGGAAACTCCAGCTTCGATTTGGAACATGTTGTCCTCTGATGCACCCACTGAGTAGCAGCGGGCGAAGGGTTAGCGCACCGGGGTCGGTGCTTGGTTGACGGCTACTCCGTTGATTGGTGGTCAGACTTTATCAGCCCGACTCGTCGGTGTCAACAACGCCATCGGTGTTTATTGGCTCGATCCAGTACGAGTTTTCCCCTACTCGCACGCCGATGTTGTACACCTGTTCAGGGTGCCCAGCGTCCAGCAGAGCCATCGCCTCGATCATCCATCGGGGTAGCGCCCCACGGCGATAGTAGCCCATCTGAAGTTTGTCGGGTGACTTAGGGTAGGTCGTGACAAGGATGAGCCCGGGGTTGTCAAGCGGAGTGGTGTTGATGTGGTAGGACGCTTTAAGGTTGCGCTCGGGGTCAAGCATTGGACGCCTTCTTTGCGGCTTCCGCCCGGTCGTGCTCCTCCTTGGCATCGGCGTTGGCACGCATCGTTGCGAACTGCACCGGGCCCAGGGTGCGGATGGTGGGCATGTACTCAGACTCCAGCTTTATCGCCATCGGTCGATGGTTCTGCCAGTTGTTTTGGTACCACGTCTGAACTTTGTACACGTCGTGGCCTGCGAAGAGATCAAACACCGCCATCGCGGCGTTCTTCGGGACGATGAACTCATTCCCACCGAGGGACAAGATCACTTTGTCGAACTGTGCTTTGCTCATGATAACTCCTGTGGTTGGGGTTGGGGGCGCGACACCCGGTCCGCGCCGGGGTCATTTCGCCGCGTCATAGAACATCTCCGCGATACCGAACGGCGGGTCATAGCTGTCGGGGAACTCCATACTAAGGCTTTCGGTCCATAACACCCATGCGGATCGAGGCTCGACGTGACTCAGCCTGAACATAGGCCCCACTGTGTGGTACCCTTCCGGGGTGATGCGGTTCTCGTACAGCGCGTACTGCGCTGGGAACCCTACGGTGATATGCCATTGCCGCCCGGGGCTCAGGGCTTTGGGCAGGTCCATGCTCGGGATAGCTTGGCGGCGGTCACGAGGCTGCGTCATATAACACCTCTGCTTTCTCAAAGGGTGGTTCATCGCTCTCGGGGAGTCTGACTTGCCACAGCACACCGTCGAAGAATGCTGATACGAACCAACCATCGAGAAACCCTGCGTGAGTCAATGTCGCTTTCCATTGAAACGTGGGGGTGCCATCCGATGTAACACAAGGCTCATATAAAGCGTACTTCCGTGGACGGAAGTTGTTGACGAGATGCCACTCCCGCCCGGGGCGGAGCCCGGGGACGGGCCCATCAGGCTGGGACATACAACGTCTCCCCCACCGGGGCGCGGAGCCCCTTGGTGCTGATGCACCACAGCGTCGGGTGCTTGAGGCCAGCAGGCCACGGCGTGAAGCCATCGGTGAAGACGATCACAGCGTCGGGGTTCAGCCCGCGCCGGTCGATGTAGTCGAACAGGCTGCGCACGTCCGTGCCCCCGCCACCCTTGGGCTTCGTCGCCTTGGCGATGTCCTGCACCCGCTCGCCCTCGTACACCTCGTGCGCTGCGACAGACGCATCCCAGTAGATCACGTCAACCATCTGCGGGCAGACAGTCTCGCAGGCACTGGCCACCTCACTGAGGGCTCGACGCAGGGCGTCGTCCCCGATGGACCCGCTGGTGTCGATGCCGATGACGATGCGGTTCACTGCTTCGGTGTAACGAGACGGTAGGTAGAGATCCTGCCCGAGCCAGCGGCGTGCGGGCCGCGCCCACGTCGAGAGGTCACCGCCCTTGGCGGTGTTGGTCAGCCACTCACGCAGCACGTCCTGCCAAGGCACCACAGGCTCAAGGAGTGACGCAACGTCCCGGGACATGCCAGCACCCGTCTTGCCTGCGATCAGCGCCCCTTGGCGCAGCGCAGTATCAACAGCCTTGGCTACCTCCTCGGCCTCGGCCTCGGTCAGAGGTGCAGGCCCCTCACCCTCGTCACCGTCGCCGTCTCCGACACCCGCAGCGGGTTGATGCTGGTCGAACTGCTGACCCTTGGGCCCGTTGCCCTGACCCCCGCCGCCTTGCGGCTTGGACTGAGCCTGTTGTTTGAGTCGCTTGTACACCTCACCCGTGTCGAGCCCAGCGTACTGCGGATCGCAGTAAGCGTTCTCCCAGATGGTGAGGAACTGCTCGCTTGGGTCCATCGCCTTGAGCATGTTGTTGATCACCATGTCTTTGGCAATGTTGGACAGTTGCGAGTCCTCCTTGTCGAGCTTGGCCCAGGTCGTCATGTGCATCAACATGACGTGGAAGTATTCGTGCAAGATGACGAAGCGCAACAGCCGGTCGTCGCACTCATCAATAAACTTCCGACCATAAAAGACATCACGGCCATTGGTTGCCGCAGTGGGCATGTCATCGACAACCTGCCATGAGCCGATCATCAAGATCGGTGAGATGGCGGTGAAGCGCTCGTCGCGCATGATCTTGGCACGGGCTTTGGTGATGCGCTCTTCTGCTGTTAGGTTCATGTGGTTCTCCTTCGGAGCCCCGGGGCTGCGCCCGGGGCGGGGTTGATGTCAGACGCTGATGCTGATGCTCGCGCTGTTCAGCAGCTTCTGGACGATCTCCTCGATGTCGTCGTTGTCGCCGTGCGTGCGGTTCTCCTCGTGCTTCTCGATGGCGCTGTCGATCTTGGTGTCGATGTCGTCATCGTCGAGGTGGTTCGCGTTCTCCAGATGGGCGTCCAGGGCTTCCTCCACCAGCTCCTGAATCCGCGCGTCGGATGCGGTGGTGATGTTCTCCAGCCGCTGCTTGATGTTGTGCAGCTCATCGACGGTGATGTCGCTGTTGTTGGTGATGTATCGGGACACCTTCTCCCAGAACCACTCCTGCGAGTTGAGTGCCTCGACCATCTTGGCCTCGTCCACAGGGATCGTGACCTCGGTGGTGCGCTCGAAGAGCGCGGCCTCGGCCAGCTTGGTCTCCAGCGCAGCGATGCGCTCCAGGAGCGGAGCGGTGGCCTCGGCCACGGCGGCAGCGATGGCGGTGTTGATGGCGGTGTTGATGTCGAACATGTCAGATCTCCTTGAAACAAGATGCCGCTGAACCGCAGCGGCGACGGTTAACTCAGCCCATGATCCAGTTGTTGGCCGTGCACCACTTGGTGAACGAGTCGTTCAGGGCTGCGAACTTCGAGCGCTGCGGGATACGCAGGAACTGGTTGACGAACACGGCTTGAAGCTCCATCGGCAGGCGCTTCATGTAGACCATCACCGGGTCGAGCGTGTCCTGCGTCGTGCGGGTGAT